TTTCACTGTTTCTTCGAAAAGATTAACATACTCTTTTATTTCATCGTATCTTTCTTCGGATACTTCTATCACTTGATTTAATTTATAAAATTCTTTTGTTTTTTTATCATTAAATCTTTTTATTACAACACATTTCATTATTTAGTTGCAGTCAATAAACTATCTAAATATTCACTTGCTTCATTATATGAAGTAAATGTTTTAGATTTAGACCATTCTCCGTCAGATTTTCTTGAAACTGTACCCTCAATTGAAACAGTTGTAAATTCAATAGATTCACCTTTTGTCGCTTCATCAGGCATAGTATCTTTGAATTTTACTTTAGATAAAAATTCGACTTTATACTTATATACACCACCAACTATTTTGGTTAAAATTCTACCAAAAGCAATATATGGTGCAACATCTGTATCTTTACGAACAATTTCACCATCTTCACTCATCTTATGACCTAATAATGGTGCTAAAATTTCATCATCGTCATCATCTACTGTGATGGTAACTGTACCTTTATTAAAAGTGTAATCACTTTCACATAAACCATCATCGCCATATAATTCTGCACTATTTAATTCAAGTGAAACCTTACAATCAATTGCCTTACCTAAAGTTTTAGGTTCAGTAACATTTTCATCTTTATCCAACTCTGAATATCTAAAATTCTTTAAACCAATTCTTGCCATATTTAATTTCTCCTTTCTTTAGCAAAGGTTATAGTTTTATGATATAATCCTGTTTCTTCTTCATACATATCAGGACTATCTTCAACCCATATAAAATTATTTTTAATCATAATTTTTTTTAATTCAGAAACAATTTTTAAATAATTACTATCAGTATATACATCAAAATCAAATGATGATGAACTATAAATAGTTTCATCATCACCATTTAATTCAGGTTTATTAATAGTTTCATAATAAGTAATATAAGTTTTTTCTTTACCTCTATATCTTAAAAATGCAAATGGTATAGACTTATTATCTACTTTAAATTTATCTAATATCTGTTCTATTTCATTATTCATATCTTAATCATCCTTTTGGCAAATATTTTTCTTCTACTTGTTTCATAGCATTTTCAATATCAGTTTTTCTAAAAGACTTTCTAAAAAAAGGCTTTCTTGATTCGCCTCTACTTGTGCCATATTCTCTTGCCATCGCAACTAAAGGTGCAGGTTTCTTTTTTTCTGCATCCATATAGCCATAAATCATAACTTTATTATTTATGCTATCATCAGATGGTGTTCTATATGTTTTTGAAACAAATAAACATTTACTTAATCTATCTGTAGATTTAAATGATTTAGACAGGTTATTTCTAACAATTTTTTCAACTGTTTCTGCACCTGCCTTTGTCATTTCACCCATCATTTTTGGAGTAGCAATTGCCAATTCTTCAAATGTTTTAATTAAATCATTTGGCAATTGTTGATTAAATTTTGCCATTATTTATCAACAACTTTCGCTTGTATTTCTAATTCAATAGAATCTTCATTAATATTATTTAAATATTCAATAGAATAAGTTTTACTATTAAAATCAATTAGCATATCTCTAGTGATAGTAATTTTTGCAGGGTATCTAATTGTAAAATTTGTATATGCTTTTTCAAAATCGGAATTATTTTGAATTAATGTATAACCTCTTGTTGTTCTTACACAAGCATAAGTTTTTAATACAGAAGTTTTAGTAGGTTTTTGAAAACCATCTTCATCTTTTGTATCTATTACACTATAAATTTCAATTAATTTATCATATTTACCTGCATTTTTAACAGTATTACTCATAATAAGTTCCTTGAGTGCATATCTAATATAGATTGTACAACTTTATTAACTTTATCATTATCTACATAATAAGACCTTGTATCATACATATCTTGACATAAGACATATACAACTATAATCAAATCAGAATATTTATCTAATTCTTCTTTTTTTAAACCTGTATTATTTTCAATATAACTTTTTGCAACATTTATTATTGTTTCTATGTATTTTTTATCAGCATCTGAAATATCAGATATTCGCAAATAATCTTTAACATTATCTACTGTTATCTCACTAACTTTAGTAATCATAACTTATTCCTCCTTTCGTGGAGTCGCCTGAACAATTTAAATTACTTACTCTTTATCAGTTTATGGTGTTTCATCTGAATTTTTATCAGGTGTTTCATCATCTTTCTTTGGTTCATCACCATTATCTAAATTATCTTTCTTTTCATCTTTATTATCAGAAGTATCTTCTGTATTATTTAATTTTTCTTCTAATTCAGTTATTTTGGCATTTAAAGTTATAATTTCACTATCTTTATCTTCAATTGTTTTTGATAAATCATTAATAGTTTTTTCTAATTCTTTATTTGTCATTTGTTTTTCTGAAAAAGTTGAAATAAACCCTGCTTTTTCAAGGGAAGAGGCTAAAGATTTATCTTTTATATCAATAACCTTACCCTTTCTAGCAGTTATTTTACCATTTGTAAAACATTTATTTACTAAATACATATTCTACCTCTATTTAGATGCTTGAATAGTTAATTTAGATAATTTTTGAAGATGTTCAACTTTTGCATCACACTCTAACCATGCAATAACACCTGTAGCATGTTGAGTAGCATATTTTTCTCTTAAAACTTGAATTTCAAGATTTTTAGAAGTTTTTAAAGCGATACCACTAAAGTTACCAAAGATAATTGGTGATTTACCTTCTGCAATTTCTGGCATGTTGTCAGAAATATATACAGGGTAACCTAATATCATACCATCGAACTCACCTGTAGGGTCTGCAACAAATAATGGTCTGTCATCTGCATCTTTCATTTTTTCTAATGCAGTTTGAGTTTCTTGTCTCATAATCCACATAGAACCTTTTCGGAATGATTGAATAACTTTATTTTTTACTGTTACTAAATCATCATAAGATATTGAACCTGCAACTTCTGATGTTACTGTTTGTTTTTCAGGAATATCACTACATCCTGTAATCTTACCAGTAGTACCATTTAATACTTCTTTTTCAAGGAATAATTTAATATATTCTGCAACGATGTTTATTACAATATTAACTAAATCTATATCAGTATTATTAACTAATGAATTACCAATTTTTGCTAATGCACCAATAAGATAATCTTTTAATGATACTGATGAGAATTTACCTGCTTTTTCAACTAATTCAGTAAAATCTTCACCATAAGATACAGTTATATCTTCACCATCATTTGCACCATATACAGGTATTTCTAAATTTCCTTTAGTATTATATTTTGTTGCTTTTTCAAGAATTGGTGACATATTGTATGCAGTCATAATGATTTTGTTAGCAATAGTTGTAGGAATTATTGCACCATTACTACCTGTAGCAAAATTGCTACCTGCATCTCTATTTTCACTTAACACTTCATTTCTTATAAATTTAGCAAAATTTTCAATATCGCGTTGTTCAACTTCTATGGCTCTTTTTTCTTCATCCATATTTTCTTCCTCCTCTTTCTTATCTTCTTCTTTCTTTTCATCATCAACTAATTCTCTGCTTGATTCAAATGCTTCTATAGTTTTGTTGATGGCATCTATTTCTGATTTTAAATCATCAAATAGTTTTTGTTCTTCTTCTGTAAATGCTCTTTGTTCTGCCTTTACATCATTTAGTAACTTATCCATTTCTGTTACTTTTTCATTTTTTTGTTCTTCTAAACTTTTTTTATTCATTTTATTTACCTCCTTTAAGTTCATTTAGAACATTCTCATATTTTGAGTAATCTATTTTATTACCATCCACTTTTGGTGGTTGTTCAGGCACTTCATCAGACCTTACTTCTTTATAACCTCCACGAACAACTTTCACTTGATTATTACTATCAATATTAACTGTTCCATCAGTTATTGAATAAGGCATTTTATATAATTGACTATCTTCTTGAATTGTTCCATAAACAAATTCATCATCATAATCATCTAACCAACCATACTTAAATAGTTGTCTATATGCACCACTTAAAACTTCTCGTTTTTGTGATGCAGTCATATCACTAAAAGTAGGAGTTGATTCTTCTTTTTCATCAATAGAAAAAGAGTCTTTTAAAAACTCTTCATCTCTATATTCCACTACAACAGGATTATCATCTCTTAATTCAATGCTAGTTCCAATGTAAGCAGGTATTTTTCTATCATCAATAATAGATACCTCAAATAAATCAATATCTCTTACACTTCTTTCTCTTAAACCTTTGTCATTTACAACTTCTTCATCTTTATTGCAACTAAAACCAAAAGACCAACCTCTTAATTTCTTCTTTTTTGCTTTTTCAATGACTTCTGAATCAGTTATTTCTACAATTGCTCTTAAACCAATATTATCTTCATAAAGTTGAGCAGTACCATTTTTTGTATTTGCTAATTCTTTTTCATAATCATGATTTAAAAGCACTTTAACTGAATCATTTTTTTCTAATGCTCTACGAAATACAGTAGGCATTATTTTTTCAATAAATTGACCTCGTTTATCATATAAAACTTTAGAAAATCTATCTACTGCATTAACATAGCCATCTATAATGACTTTATCATTCCTTACTTGTATTTTCATCGGTTTCACCTCCTTTATTCATATTCATAACTGAACCTGTATTAGGTGTATAATATGTTTTATTTTTAACATCATACAATACATTTGCTAAATTCATACTTACAACATCTAATCCCTCAATTGAATCATAATCTTCTGCATATCTAATTTCATTTTTTGTCATCCAACCTGTATCAGATGCTATTTTATATGCCTCATATCTTTCTTTTAAAGAACCTCTTGTTATTTTTTTTGTATCAAATGCAAAATATACTTTGGCTTTTTCTGATTCTAATAAAAAATTGTTATTTAAAGCAGTTTCTATTGCACTTATTATTGGCATAACTGCATCTTTAATTGTTGAATTATAATCTGAATATATGTGAAATACATCATTAATATCTTCCTTTAATGTTCTTTTTCGTTCATTCATTTGTAATTCAACAGATGAGTTTGCACCCTCTTTAAATTCAATACCATCATTCAAAATAATTACATTTTCTTCATTATTTCCACCATAATATTCATTCCATGCTTGTTTTAACAACTTAATTTCTTCTTTACCTAATTTTCTTGTTGCAGTAAGGAATCCCTTTTTAGCACCACCTTTTTTTACTAACCCTAATTCATACATTATTGTTGTAAAAGCAGTTTCTATTGATTCAGATATTTCTTCAATTGCACTTTTACCTTTAAAACCATCTTTAGTATTCCTTAATACGGTTAAAAAATTATATTTTTCATAATCTTGACCATTAACATTGTATTTTACATCTTTAAAGATTGGGTCATAATTTGATTGAAAACTAACATTTTCAGGTTCAACATATCTTAATGATTTAAATTCGTTTTTATTTTTTTCAATAAAAATATAAGCACCTTTTTCAATCAGATAATCTCTTGCTATTGCTTTTTTTAAATCAAACGGATTTAGTAAATCGCCTGTTTCATAATTTAAGATTTTTAATCTACTATCGTTATTAATTTCTTCTACTTTTTCAATACCATCTTTATCTTTAACATGCTTGTACATTCTAATTGGTAATATTGCTATTGAATTTGAAATTCTATCAACTGCACTAGAAATAGCAGGAACAGACATTGCTTTTTCTTTTGTAATCTTTTCGCCTCTTAATAATGATTTTAATAGTAAATCTTGTGGTGAATCATTATTTAATTCTGTTGTTGTTTCTGTAGCAGTTTCAGGTTCAGTTGATTCTTCTCGCTTTAAAATTTTACTAATTATAGACATTGTTCTACCTCCTTTCAGTACATAAAAAAACAAACATTTCTGTTTGCCTTTTTTATTTATATCTCTCTACTATACATTATATCACTGACAGAGTGTGAAAAGTGTGAAAGTTATGCAATTTGAACAAAAAAGTTTCCATTTTCAAGAAATACTTCTTGTTGCAATAAATAAATACTATTAATAAGTGCTACAACCATATCTATCTTACCATTTGATTTTTTCTTATTAACATATCTATTCATGTTAGTATCGTAAACACATCTTGCATTCTGAAAATTAATTTCCAATAACTTATTATCTTCATATTTAAATTTTTTATCCATTATTTTCTCATATAATAATTTTGTTGGTGGATGTAATGTATCTGAATGTTGTCTTATTTGTACAGTATTGTATTTTTCATCCCATTTTTGAGCAGATGATAAAGCATTGTACCTATCATAACCAATCGCCATAACAGTTACATCATATCTATCTTCTATGCTAAAAACAAAATCTTCAATTACTTTATAATCAACTGTTCTATCACCACATGCAATACATTTCATAGCATTTATAAATTCATTATAATTTATTTTTTCAAATTGATTCTTTTCTTCAATTCTACCATCAGGAATAAATGAAATTGCTTCTGCCAAAATAACATCATCATCATTACTTGTCATAGCAACTGCACAGTTATCATTTGACATAGACAAGTCAACACCAATATAAACTTCTCTACCTTTCCAATCAATTTTATCAACTCTACATTTTTGCAATTCTGTAACATCAATAAAACTTTCAGTACCTGCACCTTGATAAATAATATTACAATGTTTAGTTAAGAAGTTTTCTCTTTTACTTTCAGTTTCTATCGCTTTATTTCTCCTTGAAATTAAATCTTTATAAACTGCCTCATATTCAATTGCTAGAGGATTAGATTGTAATAAAATATTATCATCACTTGTCCAGTTTTTAGTTTCATTTGGTTCATATAATAAAGCAAATACAGTATCATCTTCAATGATACCATCTAAAACTTTTTTAGAATAACTAACTTCATCTTCTAATGGATTATCAACTGTTGTATATTTTGTTGAAATTATAAAACCTAATTTATTTATAACAAGTAATTGCCCTGACCTCATTGCCTCTATTGGATATGCACTAGGTAAAGCACCTACTTCATCTGCTACAAATACATTTGGCTCTTTACCATCCATTCTATCTTTTGAATAATTTAATGGTGTATAAATTGTTTCTGTTAAAGTATGTCTTATACAATCCCTTAATATTTTAAATTCTCCATCCTCAAATACATCTGTATTTGCTTTTATTAATGGTTCAAGTGCCTTTTTAATTTCTTTTGCTAATGCACCATCAGGAGCAACTGAAAAGAATTGAGAATATTTTGGTTCTAAATAAAATAATAAGAGGATGATAAGTGCTACAATAAATGTTTTTCCATTTTTTCTGCATATTTCAAGTATTATAGTTTCATATCTTCTCTTTCTTATATCCTCACGATATACTGTACAAATACTAGCAACAATTATTAACCATTGATAACCTGCTAAAGCATCATAAATTCTTTTACCAACTTTAATACCTTTAGCCATTACTAATATTTTAAGTATCTTATCAATCTTCTTTAATCTTTTAACATCAATAATATACTTACTTGATTTATCATCGGCAATATCTAAAAATATTTTGCATTGTTTTTTTACATATTTAGGAGATATAAATTCTTTCTTACCATTTAATTCATAAAATAATGGTGGTGGTTGAATCTTTCCATCAACTATCTTTTTTGCATAAATATAACTTGGATGATTTTCTAGAATATTATTCTTCATTGTCATCATCGTTTAAAATATCCATTAATGTTTTCTTTTTAGTTGGTTGTGTATTAATAGATATTTTTGCCCTTGCTTGAGGTGATAATGACAATTCATTACAACATCTAAAAAAATCTTTAGAATACATATCTCTTACAGATTTTAGATTTATAATTGTTTTGGCATCTAACCTATTTTGCTTTTTACCATTACTATCAGTATATTCACCTGCACTATTAATTTCTTTTTCAATACTCTCTAATCTCTCAATGGTTATAGCAGTTTGATTAAGTAAATAAGTATCTAGGTTACTTAATATTTCAGGATTTAAATTTTTAAGAATATCCTTAAAGATTGCCTTTTGTCTTTTTGTAAGATAAGTAAAAGGTTTTATCTTGTCATTATTACCTCTTAATTTTTTTTCTGATTCTTCTCTTGTTTTTCTTTCCTGTTTACTCATTTTCATTGAGTTTGTATCAATTGCTTTTGCTGGTCTTGCCATTAAAATCACCTCCAATCTTTTATTGACAATTGATGAAATTTTCATTTTAGGCATTTTTCACACTTTTAGGTGGCAGGTAGGTTTTGAATAAATATTTTTAAACCAAATTAAAAGGCAGGGGGGATGGTTAGTGAGCCGACCTCTTGCCTTATTTCTTCTAAATTACAATCAGGGTTATTTAATTCATATAAAATTTTTTTTGGTATAACATTATCATCTGCTAATTTGTGATGATAACAACACAATGTTATTAAGTTATCATCATCTAATCTCTTGCTATAATCTTCTTCTAATGGAATTATATGATGAACTTCTAACTTATTGAAATTATAGATATGTGTAGTATTAAATATATTTGCTATACAACATCTACATAAATGTTTATCTCTTTCTCTTATATCTTCACTCTTTTTATGCCATTTATAAGTCTTTCTAAACTTATCTGCATCAGATAAACCTCTTACTTGTCTATTCTTATAACAAGTATGATTAAAATCGTGAATCTTTCCACACCTACCACAACTCTTTAGCATAAAAACATCTCCCTTGCCTAAACAAAGCATAGCACCTTTTTCTATGCTTATATGAGAGTATAATAGGAGATTATAGAACTGAAAAGAAAAAAAGGT